CATTTGCGACTCATAAGAACGGCCGTATACTTCCTCGCACGCCTTATTCTTGATGTCATATGCAAGCTTGTATAATGGGTGTTGATGTCCAAGTTCTTTGACCATCTTCCATCCAGTGTACCAACCTGATCTTTGATCATCTACGTCCAAACCGATAGAACGTTCAGGACAATCTCTGTTCACGAACATTAAGTTGGATAGGTTTGGGTAGGGCTTAAGCAATCCACCTTCGTAGTTATAGAAGTAACCTAAGAAGATAAGATGTTTCTCTTGTTCTACAGCGAAGTGACCAGGAGCATTCATCCAATCATTAAGTAGCCGTTGGGAAGACGCACCACAAAAATTGTCATCCGAAGCATTAATGATCGCCGCATCAGGCATCTGATGCTTAAAGTACTTATCCACGTTTCCAATTACATTATTGTTTACCTGATGTAATTTAAAAAGCATCTCCGATGACATGATTAAGCGTCCTAGAAATGAAACGCAGAAAATACCTGAAAGAAGTCCACGTCTAAGATGATAGGCTTTTTCATCGAGATAATCACCTGTGGGTGACCACTCTCGCTCTTCAAGGAAAGGACAGGGGCTAATACTAGGGGCTCCTAGCATATAGCGTAGCATAGTTACAGCACACGTAGATAAGATTTCGTACTTAACGAGTAATTCAAGGAAAAACTCGAGAATGAAATCAGGAACCGTCGTGTCAAACGCACCAACGTCAACGGTGGTGTGCGCAGCGAACTTGTTCATTCGGTCACCGACGTCTTCTGGATACCGTACTTTGAAAGTAGGCTCATACTCAGTAAAAGCAAACTTCTGTATACCGCACCATAATGACTGAAACGCAAGATTAACATCAGAAGAGAAGGCATAAACGGGGCGCTCGCGCGTCCTACCCATGTCATCATAAATAGTCGTTTTGTCCGCAGCAACGGTAACACCATCGCCAACAGAAACCATTCTTATCTTATCCAATGGGTCAACCTGCGAACGATAACCAATGAGTGCAAAAAGATAAATCTTATGCGCAGCTAGTTCGGAAATCGTAGGTGTTCTATCTCTATTTGCATTCATATAGTCAAGCACATTTTTCATGCCACCCAGCTTAACAGCGGGTTCTTTAGTCCACAAAGGCATAGCCGAGGTAGATTTAGAGTTAACCGGTAATGATGCATCCTTACGCCTTAGAGTTAGATGAACAAAAACCTCTTCCATGATAGTTTTAGCGTCTTGATGAAGCCAACCTTTGGAAAGGCCTTTTTCTTCACGCTGTGAGCTATTGTCAAAAATACCAACTGGTCTGGGATGTGAGTGAAAGCCAGAAATCGTCATAATCTTAAGATATGACTCATCGATGGCATTAACAACGTTTCCGTCGGAATCGGTTTTAGGCACAAACTCACCACTCTCCTGAAGAAGTTGGATTTGACGCTTCGCAAAACGTCTGTATTCAGGCGAATCGCTGTATATATAGGGTGCAACTTCCACACCTCTATCAGTGAAACGTCTAGATAAAAACTTTCGCATTCCGGGATCTTCGTCAATTAACTTACGAAAACCTTCTTTAACGTCGAGTAGACGTAAGATACTAGCCATTACAACGCTCGAGTGATGCTGTTGAAGCGACCCTGCGGTGTGTCTTTGACATCAGCGTTTACCGGAGGGGTAACGACGACATCGAATTCCAGCTTCTGTGATTCTGTTTCTGTTACTTTACCGAACATCTCTATCTCAGATTGTAGAATCCGAGGTAGCGACGAAGTCATGGAGTAAGCTGAACCTGAAACTTTTTGTTCAGGGAAGTCAAGAACAGTGAAAACTTCAAAATGGCATTGATGCGCGATTTCGATTGTTTTCTGAATCTTTTCATCAGATGCTTTCAACAATATTACGTGCTTGTTTAAAGCTTCTTTTAGCCACGAGTGAAGTTGACTATCACTATCGTAAACAAAAGTTGGAATGTCATACGCAAATACGACTTCACCAGGTACTATGATGACAACAACGCCTGACTTTTTCATCACGCCGATAGCCTTGTTGATACTTGAAGTTACAATAGCCTCAAAATCATCTTTTCTTTCATCTTCGTTATTCATAAAACACCCTTATCGCAATAGTAAATAGATGATGTAACCTATGCCAAAACTGGCAATGATAGAAATCATCATTTTGATGCTTCCAAAACTTTAGAAGTATAGAAGCGTAAATCTTCATCTGAAATGCCTTTGAATCCTTTATTTGCATAAAGGTCAAGCATATAACGGTAGTAACTTAAATCAGAAAAAGCAAATTCATCAACGTTAATTGAATCAATGTCCTTCTCTGGCTCGTTATTGACGTCTGGCGTTATGAACTCGAACCCAAGAAGTTCAGTCGCAACGCATTCATCATTTGATACTGTTAGTTTAGTAGCCATTTCAAAATCCTATAGTTAAGGTTTAATTTTTGTGCGTATACATATTTAAAGGATTACGTAACGGACACGTCTCCTACCTACGAGCACTTAGCTCTGCGTTCTAGTTTCGCTCCGCTCCACTAGATGTCTTCGCTATGATCCGCTCCGCTTCACATAGCCGCTTGGCCTTCCATCGTCAGCCACCCGTTCCGCGAAAATCCCAGTGCTTAACTTGGAAAT